AACCGGGTCATGGGTATGGCATACAATTTCATTTGATATGGCCACCGGGCATATTACATCAACACATGGAAACCCAGGTGGCTCGGTGTATGGTAACCCAGATGGTCTTGTGTTTAAATCAAATATCGATCCGGCATTTACATCCGACCTACTATATCGTATCTTAATATCATCTAATGATACGTCGAACCTTGGTCCCTTGGCGTTAGCGGATTTTAACATCCCAGGTTACACATATCAATATGACTCATCACAGTTGGTGGCCCCAATTAACCTACCTGTTGATTTTCTAAATAACAGTACGAATGCTACGAGCTGGCTTTGGAATTTCGGCGATGGTGCCACAAGTACCCTGCAAAATCCAACGCATACCTATACAACAATAGGTACCTATACGGTATCATTGACGGCCACTAATTCATGGGGTGACGCGAATACCACAAATACCGGTGCTGTCTGGGCTGTATCAAATGTTCACCCTAACCCAACGTTTACGGTATCAGCTACGACAGGTGTAGATCCTACCTCGATTACACTAACGGATATAACCGTGGCCTGGCCCAACAATCGTCAATGGCTTATGCCCACGGGAAGTATCGACGGTGCGACAGCATGGACACAAACATTTAATGATCCAAAAACATTAAACTTATCATTTCCCCTTGGGATATATGAGGTTTGGATGTTCTTTGTGAATCAATATTTTCCCACAAGATATATAACATTCCCAGGAATTCAGCAATATACATCTGTCACAATTACGCCTCAGCCGGCCGCACCGGTTGCAGCCTTTACATATACACCTACCTCAGGGATCACACCATTACTTGTATCATTCACTGATACCACAGATACGACATCTTTTCATGCACCTACGGCGTGGGCTTGGGACTTCGGTGATGGTGCCACAAGTATCCTTCAACATCCTACCCATACTTACACAACAGCCGGTACATTTACCACATCATTGACAGCCTCAAATGCGATTGGTGGGAATAGCATATCACATACCGTGACCACCACCGCACCTGTCATGCCTGTTGCATCATTCACATTCTCACCCTCATCAGGCACGGTACCGCTTACCGTGAATTTTAATGATACATCAACCGGGATACCGACATCGTGGGCCTGGGATTTTGATAATAATGGTTCAACAGATTCAACTGCTCAGAATCCGTTAAACACATATAGCACCGCAGGCACATATAGTGTGAAATTAACCGCAACCAATAGCAATGGGTCAAATACCTATATCGGTACGAATATTATCACCGTAACCGGTGGCTCAAGTACGACCACCGACTTCTTTAACTTTGAAGATATCGGCGCAACCGTAACAGACTCCGCTGGGGTTGCGCCTGGTGCCTATTTCTCATCATATGGCCTCACATTCTCCGCGTGCTATGCCATCTCAACGGTTTATCCTACGCTCGGGGGTGCGGCCTGGGCGTTCTCACCTGATCGAAGTGGGGGTGGAAATGCCTTTATCAGTAATACAGATACCTCCACGTTTAATACATCATTTACAATTACAACTAATGCTAACTCACCGTATAACGTAGCCAATAGCTCTTATGGTAGTGCACCATCGACTATTACGATGGACCTATATCATATAAGTACCAATAATATAACGGTTTTAATAACAGATTCAACATCATCAAATGTACTACAATATTTCAATGGACATTTCGCGTATGGTGTTACCGGTTGGTTAAGTATCTCAATTGATACCTCGTCATTATCAGATATTAAGACGATTCAAATTTCAGCCGCATCAGCAGGAATCTGGTTCGGCATCGACAACCTCACATTTGTACCATGATTAATGAAGGTCTTATTAAGCTTCCCGCTATTCGTGACGATGTTGTTAAATTTGTCCTAGCCGCATTTCTAGGTTATGCCTGGATTCGTGTGCATCGGACAATGGCGGATGATAAACATACATTAGCGCGTGCCTGTATCATGATACAGGCGGAGGCCGGTCGACATGATATTGAGCTTAGGATGGCGGTTGAACGCATGCGAGGCGTTGATAACATCATGCGCACGTTTAAATTTCCTGATGAGGTGCTCTATAATGGGAAAGTGCTAAATGCAATTAAGGTGAAGGCCCTATTTGTCAAGCAGCATAATATGGAGATGGCCGGTGGGATGTATCGTGATCATGCTATTGGTTTTATTACCATCTCATTATTCAATTTGCATATGACAAGGCTTAGTACGTGGTCCGTTTTCCAAGCGGCAATGCGAAAACTTCCTGAGCTGATAACCATGATTGAGCATGAGCTGACGCATTATGTTCAACATAAATCCGACTTCCACCCGGATCAGCTCCAGATGAATAGCGCATATGATGAGGCTCATCATGATGATTATTATCTCTCCCGGGTTGAGTTTGATGCGATGATCAGATCCTCAATGGGACGATTAGGCCGCTTGCGTGAGATGTACCAGCATGTTGAGGGCTTTAACGAGGATGAGCTTTTGCGAGCGGCGGTATGCGCCACCCCACCACCACCCTGGGCCGGTGGTGATGTGGTAATTCCCTTTTTTAGGGTCTTAAAACAACGAAGTCGTCCCAGGTGGGAGCTTGCTGTCCGTAAGCTCACAACGGCAGTAGTAGACTCAAAGAGTAGTAAATAAAACATCATACGATCCTAGGCGATATAATGAAATTGCTTTCCTTTCTTCAACGGTATACCCAACAAGCCAAGCCGGTAGTTGAGCAAAAGACCGTCTTTACACCTAAGCTTACGAATGCATCTGTTGAGCGCCTCATTGAGGGGCAATATGTTGAACCCTCACATCATCTTTTTCCAAATGATGAGCGTTTTAACTACTTTGTCGAGCTGATTAAACAACGCGATCAACCCCTCTTTGATCGCATCTCAGGACTCTACTAATGAGCATCGAAAAACTTCAAGCCGGGAATGTTGTTCCCGAAAAACGACTTGACTACCTGGATCATGTTTTTTCCATGATGAAATCACGGATGCATGGTTCACAGAAGGGTGGTCTATTGCTTAAGGGTGATCCGGGTGTTGGTAAAACCTCATTTGTAAAACAGCTAGCTCAGGTCATGGGTGTTAAGCTGGTTGTCGTCGAGACACCTCATCTTGTCGAAGAGCATATTGTCAATATTCCTTTCATTGTTTATCATCCCGAGTCAAATGCTGAGGTGCATGGTACGATAACCGGAACCAAGGATAATCAGCACGGAAAATTCAGTGTTTCAATTGCTGACTCGGATCTTTACAACCAAATTGCACATACGACCAGCATCCCTGAAAAAACGGCGTTGGCTGGAATCTATCGTATCGGTGGACTCACAAAGCAATTGCATGAGGAGCTTGGCGGAGATAAGGATTCATTTGCGGAGGAGGTTGAGGAGCTTCGTAATTCATATCGTTGCATCCTGTTCCTCGATGAGTATTATCGTGAGACATCGGCGGCTATTCGTAACATGCTTCGTGGCATTCTTGACAATAAGATCGGCTTGCATGAGATGCCTAAGACGGTGTATACCATCTTCGCATCAAACATGAATGGTGGAAGCGAGGAGGGTATTGAGCCGGTGGCCGGTAACCAGGATTTTAGGGCCATTGAGTTTGATGCTCCCGGAAAGGATGAGTGGTTTAACTATCTTATCAAGCGCTATACCGATGACGTACGTAATCCCCTGGATAAGCACGTGCTTAAGGCATTTTATGACGTGCTTGAGGAGACACATATCAGTCATCATGACTTTGATGCGGATGTGCGGATGTCACCTCGTCGCTGGGAACAATTGATCACCTACGTAAATGCAAGCCTGCCATGTAAGGATAGCGCTGATGCCCGTAATCTAATGAAGAACGTGCATATCAATTTCCGCAACTATAAAACGGGTGCTAAATCAGTCTTGGCCAAGGATGTGTTTGCGGCTGTTGCTAAGCTTATTAAGAAGACGAGCAATATTGACCTAGGCGATGGCGGTGACAGTTCCGGCACCGGTGATGCGGATTGGCGTGATACCCTTAAGCATCAGATTGAGGTCAAGATGAAGCAGGGTGAGGCTCGGCATTACATCCCGGTAATCTCCGGTTTGCCTGGTGTGGGTAAGACATCACATGTATTCCATGTAGCCTATGAGCTTGGATTGGTGCCGGTGTATATCAATGTATCCAATCTCTCCGCTGAGGATGTAATCGGCTTGCCTGTTGCAAATACAGGTAAGGGTGAAAAGAAGGATATTGCGGTTGAATTTTCAACACCCATGCTTAAGCAGATCATTGATCGGGCGGTGCGTGATGGGGAAGCTGATCTTCAAAAGGTAATTAAGGCCAAGGGCCCGCAGGTTGCCGGTATTGACTTTGAAACCTTTCAAAAACGTGAACACAAATATCTTATCTTTTTTGATGAGCTAAACCGTACATCTACTAAGGTGTTTAATGCCCTGCGTCGGGTTATTCTGGAGAAAAAATTCAGTGATGATGTAGGCTTGCCTAATGGATCAATCGTAATTGCGGCCATTAACCCACACGATCTCGGTACCACCCAGCTTACCGGACACATGCGCGACGTGCTGGACATTATCCCGGCCGGTGCAACCTGGCGACAAACCGAGGCCTTCCTTAAGACAAAGATGGCCCCGGAGCTTGAGAAACAGGTTAAAAATCCTGAGACGGTACCGGGTGTGCTTAAGACCTTGGATGCGATGTATCTGGCATTCTCATCACCTGAATATCGGGGTAAGACCGGTACAGGTGAGGACGGCAAGTCTGAGTTTCATATGAACATCGGGTCATCTGATATCTATATTTCGCCTCGCGAGTGGTCTGACATGTTTGCGGGTACCGTGCATTACATTGATCGTCATATTACCCGGTTTAAGCGTAAGGCCCACGAAGAAACTGATTCCGCTAAGATCCAGGGTTATGCTAATGAGGTCCGCACGAAGCTATACGAAGGTCTTAAGACCTCGTTGGATTGGATTGTGACACATAAACATGATTCACAGGCACAGGCATGGTTTGATGATTTTAGGACCTGGGTTGAGACATCACCTGAGGCTGATAACCTCGGGTTGACGCATCGTAAGGCGGCTGTTTTAAAGCCGGCTGAGATCTTTACGCAAATGTTCCGTTCATTGGGCAAGATTCATCTTAGTGATGAACCTGAGTTTGTCAATTACATGCGGAACGTTGACGCTGCGGCGTTTAAGCATGATGTTGAAAAATTTGTTATCGATGAGGTACAAACTGATCGAAGCTTTATGTCTAAGCCTAGTATCTTGGCACCTATCCTAGAAATTAACCCGGATGGCACAACCGAGGTGAGGACAGCAAAAAATGCTGAGGAATTTTATAAGACCTTCGATTACCTAGATATCGATAAGGAAAAAAATCCGGTGCCTAAGGCCATGGTTCTGACCGGTAAGTCAGGTGAACATAGCAGTATCTCAATGCTAACAACCGCTGACGTAGCCGCAAAACAACGGGCCGCCGCGCATGCCGATGTTAAGCATGGTCAGCTTAAGGTTACACGTTACGAGGCATTCTTGCTCGAGATCATCATCGCTGTTTATCACCATGGTCTTTCGCGTGAATTCTTGGATAGCATTAATAACCTTAGTTTTAATATTGCCAAGGGACTGTTGAAGATCTATGATAGCACGACAGATGAAGGAAAGGTTGAGCGTACACTGGCTACGAACATGGCCGGTTCGGCACCTAATCGGTTGAACAAGACGATCCGCACATATGGTAAGCTGCTTGCTGAGGTTGGCAAATGATTTACATTAATGCAACCTTGTAATAAAATACATCTATGACACAGTTCGTACCATTGCTAAAAACGGCGTTGCATGATCCGCACATCAAAGCGATCATGAAACACTTTGATCAGAAAAAACAAGACGAACTTGTTGATGAGATCAATACCGCACTTAAGAAGAACCAAGATCTTGCGGCTAAGTCACGGGTTATCTACGAGGCTGTCGTAGATAACACCATTGAGGGTGTTTTATTTGACGCGCTTGAGCATCATGAGTTGAAACCGTTATCGGAACCTCGGATCATCGGTGTTAAGCCTACAACCGGAACGGGGGATACCACAGTCACCATCGGTGATGACGGTAAGCTTGATATCCCGTTGGATAAGGCGGATGGCCCCTTTGTTGATTTAGGCGGCATGGCAAAGCAGCCTAACAAATATGCAAATGTGCCCGGCGCCCCTGTCTGGGATTTTAAGACCATGGATTCGTTGATCAAGCGGATCAAGGCTGAGTCACGTAGTTTTTTCCCGCTGCGTAATATGATTGACTTTAAGTCAATCGCCAACCCGCGGTTTGTATACGTGCCCGCGGCGGCCGGCCTTGAAAAAGAGTCTAATAAGCATTTTAACTCAATCACCACCGCAGCCGCTACAAATGATGGCACGTTTATCTTCAATACCCATTTTATTAACCAATTACTTGGGTTTGCCCACCTGAAGGGTATTAAGGTGCAGGCCGGCAAGGCCCACAGCTCGAAATATAAGTCAAATGGCGGTCCTTTCCCCGATGAATGGGAATATGTTGAGTTTTTGATTCGTCATGAGTTTATGCATTACACATACTCAGATTTTCATTATGCTCGCATTATTGTTGCGGATATTGTCGAGAAAGCCAACCTGCCCACGCCTAAGGAACGTAACGCCCTACGGCGAACCGAGCGTCGCAAGGTTGCCAGGTTGACAAACTTTGTAGGTGATTATCGTTCAAATTATCATCTACTTCAGCGGGGGTTTCACCAGTTGCCTCTAGGGTTGTTCTCGTCATATGTCAACTTCCACAAGCAAAGCTCATATATGGAGATGTATGAGCTTGTTAAACGTGAGCTTGAAAAGTTGCCACCTAAGGATGAACCGTCACCCACGGATGATCATAGCCAACAGGGTAATGATTCGGATGGTGAAAGTGAAGTCGATGACGACATAGAGCCCGATGATGAGAAAGATGATGCGGCTGAGGGTGGCGCATCTGGGAAAACCGGGAAAACCAGTAAGGCTCGGGGCCGTGACGGTAAGCCGTTGACACCTGAGCAAATTGACAAGCACAATAAACGTGTCAAGGATATCCTCGACCGCGATATACAAGATTCGCTTAATGGAAAAATCGACAAAGACGATGAATCATCAAAGAGCTCAGGCGGAAGTCCAGGCACAGGTTTAGGCACGCCGCGCGGCATTGATTATTCAAAGATTCGTCCCAAATATAAGTGGAATGATTTGCTCAAAAAGATGGTCACCGAAACAGGTGTGACCATCGAAAACTCATACCAGAAGATTAGCCGTCGTTCGATTACATCATCTCATCAGGTTGTCACCATGGGTGCCGGTGCTGTGAAACCCGGTGATATTCGGACACCGAATCGTCGTAAGCTCAAGCTGTGTGTCATTATTGACTCGTCGGGTTCAATGGGAACTGTTATCGACAAGGTCATGACAAATCTTGATAATTTGTTGATTCAACGTAAGTCAAACCTTAAGCTCGATGAAGAATTTTTTATCTTCATGTTTAGTGGGTCATATGACATCTTTACCGCTAAGCCAGGAAAGGGCGGGCAGGCTACCCATATCAAATCAATTAAGGGTGAACCCGGTGATCTAGGTGTCATGCCTACCACTAAATTGTTTAGCCTACATATGGCCGGCGGTACGGTATTTTCATCGGAGCTGGCCGGTGAGGCTGAAAAACTTGCATCAAAGGGTTATAACATCCTGATCATCACCGACGGTGACCTGCTTGACGGTTCTAACTTTACGAATTTTGCAAAGCTTTATCGAAATTTCAAGAAAAATGTTTGGCTATTGCTTGATAGCCGACCTACCTTTGAAAGTTTCGTGACGAAGATGAAAGAGCTTTCAAACAACGCATCACACCTATGAAACTTAGCCACCTTAGGCCATTTAACAAACGCTTGACGGAGCATGCTCATGGTGACATGGTTGCGGCCCTGTCAAGCCTTAATTATCATGGTTCAACTGAGGTGCTTGATGATCCTGAAAATTATAATGCTATCACCGCATTTGCCTTATTCGGTGAATTTTATGGGCATGGTGAGATTTTCCTGACACTAAATCATGATGATAAGCTTATGATTGATGATGAGCTTATCCTTAACCCGGAAAATACAGCAGCATTGGCAATTGCAATTTATATACGTGATCACAAACGTGAGCTATATCTACCACCCCGTAGCAATTCAAAGGTGCTAGCGCTTAAGCAGCTACCTCATAAAAATGAGGTTTGCCTTGATTACAGTATACAGCATCTTTTGACCGGGCATGTTGTGAAATTTTACATATACATCTCAGCTGATGAGGAGGATGTAATGCTTACAATTACATGCGGTAATGACGATGATGGTTATTACCATTCATGTAAATCAATGGCTGATATTAAGCAGATCATTAATAATGCAATTGAGCTACGTATGTGAGCTTAAAACTCACGATCATCAACATTAAGGCCAAGCTCGACATCATTGATACCCTGAACCTCAGCCGGTGACAGGATGGTGATATCACCGAAATTTTCATTTCCATTGAAGTCACTCAATGTGCCATCCTCACCTACCTCGTTCATCCGGAACTCATCTAATGAGCCAAGCTTGATATTGATATTATTGATGAGATTTTCACGGATCTCAGCAGGTGGTGAGATCCAGGTATAGAAGGTGAAATTGAGCGTCCATGAGATAAGCCTACGATCGGTTCCTACCGGGAAATTTTCCTCATTCCCGATTGAATCCAACGTAACCTTGGTAATCTTTGCGTAATCAAAGGGGGTGTCATTAAATTGCACCTGAAGATCATAATCATCAAAGATGAGCATGATTTGTTCGAGAATCTGCCATGCCTGATCGGTATTGCTCGTAAAAATGCTTAGCTCAAACCCCAGGTTATACGGTGTGGGCATGGCCCACGTAAGGCCCTTTACGTCATTAGGATAAACACCGCCTTGCTCAAGGAATGTTTTCCGGCCCATGGTATGCGAGCCATGCTTACGATCAGGTGCAGGTTCAATGCCTGTCATATAACAGGTCATTGTAGGTAATGTCGGCAGGCGGTTTTGTGTATTGCCGCTGGCTATAGCCTGGGCAACACGATCACCTGAGCCATAATGAATAGGTACATCCAACATTTCCTCATCACCGCACGCATTTTTCCCGGTACGCACCTGCATCCCGGAAAAGATAGACGCGAAGACAATCAATGCCTTCTTAAGCTGGGTATTGTAGTAGTAACCCTGAATGGCCATATTATGGGTGATCCCACCGGGATCACCTATCCTTAATTAAGGAGACCGCCGATGGCTGAACCGGTTACCGCGTTGACAAGTACCTGACGAACGTGGTCATATCGCATTGTCAGGCTAATGGTGATCTTATCGCCTGTCGAGTAATCAACTTGGCCAAAATCAATCGCGGTGAACATGCAACCCTCATATTTCCATGTTTCGACAACCGTTTCATAACCGTCGAGCTGTTCAAACATGACACCAAACTTATACCCATAGGCGGTGGCCTCGGTGTTTAACCAGGGGCCGGTGGCACCGATTAAACGTTGTTGCCGTTCAGCTTGGGTACGGATGGCATTGGTTGCCTTGTTGGTGATATCATCCTCAACGGTAAATTGGCAGTAATCAAATGAATGCTTACCGATAAAGTATGCCCGTGAATTGTAACGATCGAGCTGAAAGTCTTCCCATGTTAATGAGGGTCGAGACCATGTAATTACCTGCATTGATAGATCATTAGGTACGCCCGCTTGAGCCCCGATGGTACCGCCGAGACCCGAGAAGATGACACGCCATTTATTTTGTTGTTTCGGGTGCCCGATACCTGTACCGATGCCGGCGATGCCGGCTTGTGAAAGAGTTGCCATGAATAGAATCCTCTAGGGAGATGTTCTTATTTACATAAAATGATGTTTAGGATTATCTAACAGGTAAACACATTAAACATTGTCTGCCGGTATTTGGTATTACATTTTCAGGCGATGACATTTCACCATGCTCATTCCATGTCCATCGCAATTATTCTCGAACAGGTGTGTCAATCTCATAACAATATTTACATCTGACTTACTAAAATGTAAATAGTAATATAGCATCTTTACTTGAACAGGCACTTAATAGCGTTGGTCTCCGGGCTGATTCACGCACCGCGGTAGGTGCCGCATTATCGCTTACGCAGGCTCTTGATATTTTCCAAGCTGACCAAAACGGCAAGCCGCCTACCGGCTTAGCCGGTGTAGCTAAGAAGATCATTGATGCTAATATCCCACCGGCATTTAAGGATCCTAATAGCGGTGGACAGATCTTTCGCTCGAAATATAATGAATGGGTTTCAACCCATTATGCGGATGACCTGGTTGCCCATCATCCAAAGATGAAATTTCTGTTCAAGGTAAAATTTGAGGGTTTTACCGAAAACACATGTTATTATTATGTGCATGCTTGTGATAAACCTGCCGTAACATTGAACCACACGGATGTTAATTATTACAATTTTCGGACACGCGTCCTGACACATGTTACATTTAATCCAATTAACATGACGATCCTTGATGAGATCGGTAATAGCCTTAATGAGTTTTTTGTACTTTACATGGCCCAAATCTCAGGACAAGGCAGCGGTAATTGGGGAACTAATAACCTTAAGGCCTCCTCCTCGTTACCATATGAAACAGGTAAGTATTACGACGGTCATAGCCTCTTAAAAAGCATTACCATCATGCAAATTTTTGGTAATGGCACCATGATGAATGAGTTTAAGCTTATCAACCCGCGCATTGAAACATTTACATTTGACGGTCTTTCCATGGAGGAAAATGGTGTAAGCATGGCGAACCTGTCAATTAGCTATGATAGCCTGGTGTGTACAACAAATGATCTACAGGATGAATCACCTAATAGCTTTTATACCTGGGGTGCAACCGATCTCCTACGCGGCGGGGGTACAAGTGGTATTGCTAACAATGGGGCCACCTCCCTAGCCGATAATCAGGTAAAACCCTCGGGTTCCAGCGGGGGTGTATTATCCACAATCATCTCAAGGTTTAATGGCTCAAGATTGGCAAAGACCGTTACCGATGCGATTCGGGCCGCCCCGGCCCGAATTGTACCTAATTGGCTATCAAAGCCTATAGGCCCAATCTCGGATACAATTACAGGTGATACCATCAGGTCAACCACCTCTATCACCACTCGCGATATTAACCAATCATTAGCTAATATTGATCTTACACCGGCCAGTCTACCGATTCCCAATTTCACCGATAAAAATGGTGTAGGAGATTACTGATGGCTACCATGAAGGGGCAATATATTCCCAAGAATCCTCAAAAATACCTGGGCGATCCTACTAAGATTCGATTTTTAAGCTCCTGGGAACGTCGTTTTATGGAATTCTGTGATATGAATCCTAATGTATTAGCTTGGGGTAGTGAAACATTTAGGGTACAATACTATAACCCGATCAAGCAAAAAATTTGCACATATCTACCTGATTTTATGATTAAATTCAAGGATCGTGACGGGAATGTAATTAATCGTGTTATCGAGATTAAGCCGAAGAAAGAGGCCATGATTACCAAGAAGATGACTACATATGATAAGGTCTGTTTGGTTGTCAACCAGGCAAAGTGGACAGCATGCAAGGCTATCTGTGAAAGCTACGGTGTTGATTTTAAGGTTTACACAGAGGATGATCTTTTTCTAAAGTAAGCCCATGCATTTACATATAATTCTTGAGGATGAGATTGAGGATAAGCTTGAGCAACTTATTAAGCTACAGGCCTATATTGATGAATACAACGTGCCCTGTGATGTAGAACTGGTCGATGATGACCTCGTGGTACTGATGTATTCAGGTGCGAGATATGTTGTCGATGATAAGATGCTGGGGACCTTGCAATCAGTCGAAGATGCATATGACTATGCCCGTAATGTCATTGAGGGAAGATTTAAGCTGGGTGAATCGGCGATTGCCAAAGATGCACGTTACGCATATGAATATGCTCGTGATGTCATTAAGGGAAGATTTGAGCTGGGTGAACAGGTGATTACAGCAGATGCGCGTTACGCATATTCATATGCCCGTGATGTCATTGAGGGAAGATTTGAGCTCGGTGAACCGGCGATCGTAGCAAATGCGCATTATTCATATGTTTATGCCTGTTATGTCATTAAGGGAAGATTTGAGCTCGGTGAACCGAAAATCCTTAAAAGCCTATATGCTGAAAAATACAAACTTTTGTTGAGGCCAAAGCAATGAAGCTCTACCTATTACTCGAGGATGAGATTGAGGACAAGCTTGAGCAACTTATTAAGCTACAGGCCTATGTCGGTGAATACAACGTGCCCTGTGATGCTGAGCTGGTGGGTGACGACCTCGTGGCACTGATGCACTCAGGTACGAGATATGTTGTCGATGATAAGATGCTCGACGCCTTACAATCGGTCGAAGATGCATATGACTATGCCCGTGATGCCATTAAGGGAAGATTTGAGCTCGGTGAACCGGCGATCGCGGCAGATGCACGTTACGCATATTATTATGCCTGTGATGTCATTGGAGGACGATTTGAGCTGGGTGAACCGGCGATTGCCAAGGATGCGCGTTATGCATATGACTATGCCCTTAATGTCATTAAGGGAAGATTTGAGCTCGGTGAACCGGCGATTGCGGCAGAGGCTGAATACGCATATGAATATGCCCGTGATATCATTAAGAGGCGATTTGAGCTAGGTGAACCGGCGATTGCCAAGGATGCGTATTGCGCATATGAATATGCCCGTGATGTCATTAAGGGAAGATTTGAGTTCGGTGAACCGGTGATCTCGGCGGATGCGAGTTACGCATATTCATATGCCTATTATGTCATTAAGGGAAGATTTGAGCTAGGTGAACCGGCGATCGCGGCAGATGCGTTTTATTCATATTGGTATGCCTGTGATGTCATTAAGGGAAGATTTAAGCTGGGTGAACCGGTGATTGCCAAAGATGCACGTTACGCATATGAATATGCTCGTAATGTTATTAAAGGACGATTTGAGCTCGGTGAATCGGCGATTGCCAAAGATGCGCATTATTCATATAAATATGCCCGTGATGTCATCAAGGGAAGATTTGAGCT